TGTTTTTTTATAGGAGCAATAAATTCTTTAATTTTATCAGAGAATGATTGCACCTAAAATAAACCCCTTAGCAAATGCTATACATTTCATTTGATAATCTGACAACCCAAACTTATCTTGAAATTTCTTAATAAGTTTTTTATCCCATGCAACAAACTTATCAAAGAGTTGCTGAGTTTTATCTGAGAGTGCCATGTTTGATCTTTACTTTTATGTATAAAAAATGTTACCAGATATTGAGATCCTTTCTTCATCACTAGCATAAAAAGGATATACACAATGTTTGAATGTAGAAGGAAAAAATAACATCTTACCTTCTTTATCAGGATCCATATAATATGGATAAGGATATATTGTACCTGTTGTATCAATATAAGTCAAGTCAAAATTAGAAGCACATGGTTGTCCAACATCTTGTAAGAAAGGTAGACTGTGCTGTTCTTTTGACTCTGTTGGTATTTTCATCCATATAACAAACGAGTAAGCACCCGAATGATCATGTACAGGATTAAACTCATGTTTCCTTTGGTGATTAACCCAGAAACCATTTAATGATATATTCTGATCTGATATAGTATCAGGTTTTCTAATCGTAAATGGAAATTCTTTTTTATAGTTTTCAACACAATCCTTTAGCACATTATTTAAAAACCAGTCATCTGTGTCCTTAAGACCTGTGCTCTTTGAAATGTTACCTGCGAGAGATCCTTTTACATTTAAACCAGGAAATCTTGATGCATGAATAACTTTCCAGAGATAATCAATTACCTCTGTATCCAAAGAAATTTCTAACCATCCTGAGACAGGAGGAGAAATCGCATCATATTTAAACATAATAAAAAGTTAGTTTACAAACTAGGAATGCCAAACCCTGTACCTACAGGAGGTATTGACTTCTCAGCCCCGCCACCAAGATCAGGTAATGAACCACCTAATCCACCAACATCAGGTATGCTAGGCATAACTGATTCCATAATTTTACCTTTGACACTATCTATTATAGCATCTTTTCTGATGAATACATATCCACCAAGACCGACTATTCCAAGTGCTACTGCACCTGAGAAGATAGCGATTCCATTAATAACTTTTTGCATGATCTTAAAATTAAGTTTTCTTAGGTGTACCAGAATTTATGACTAGAGGTGCTTGCTCTAATCTAATAGTCTGTACGGGTGCTGCTTGAGTTGCTTTGTCAATCAACTTTTCCATGTCTGCTTTAGAAATGTTACCGTTAGGTCCACTGCCACCAGACATCTTCATAGTTCCATCTCCTTTTTTGCTAGCCGTTTGAATTCCGAAGCTAGCTAAAACTCCTGTAAAAACCGAAGCTATGAAAGTTGGATCTATTTTTTGTTGTGGTACACCTGGTATAGCAACATAGTTCAATGTTAGTATGCCACCTGACCAAACCAAAACACCAAGACGGACAAATGTACTGATGATAGCAGCTTGTTCGTCCTCATCAGGAAGCACTTTATCCTTGATTTTACCAAGAATACTCTTCTCTTCCTTTTTTATTTCTGCCATGAGATATAGTTTATTCTAGCCTTATTTAGTATCTAAGAATCCTTTCTTGATGAGCTTCTGCAACTCGGCAGTGCTGCCAGTGAAAATAGCGTTATTAGTAACATTATTTGTAGTGTTGTTTTTAGTCTCGTCAATTTCTTTTACCTTTTTCTGAAGATCCATTAGTTTGTCTGCTATATCAGCAGTTGACTTTAAGACCTGACCTGCTACTTCAAATGCTCTAGGAGATCCAGATTCATTTGCTACATCCATTATACCATCCAGAGTTTCTTGCCCTTTTTCTATTAAGTTATATAACTGTGCTCTGGAGTATTGATAGTCTTTATCTATTTCAGCACCATGATCTTTTTTATCAGGTACATCTTTATGCTTATTAAACTTTTGCACATAAGAATGACCATCAGATGTGGTATTTAATGCATCATCAATTGGTTTAGACATTATACATCCTCTCTTCTAGTTGGACTGTATATCTTAGAATCACTAAACATATCAGTACTCTCACTAAATCCAAAGTCATCTGAAGGACCTGCAGTTACTGGATCTGGTTGTACAGTATACCTCATCTCTCTCTTAGCAGTATCAGTATCAGTATTTGAATAGTAATCAACTTGAACTTTCTTGATCAATCCATCTGTGCTATCAGCAACAGGACCAAACAGATAAGTTTTAGCATTAAAATTAAATGTGTATAGTAAAACTCTTCTAGTTGTAAAGTCTGATTCGTACTCATCAGTAAAATTAATATTTTCTAATACAACTGGAATATCTCTTTTCTCTCCAATAGAACTTACTAAGTCTATTGTAATATTAAATGCAGGTTGGAAGAATGGAAGTATTTGTTCTACAATTTGTAATGCATCATCATTCAATTTTGTCATTACATTTAATTCAAATCCTATGTTGTATGGAACAGGGAGATATACTTTTTTTGCTTTAGTATTATCTGTGGAATCAACTGCTTTAAATGTTCTAGTAATACTTGATTTTCTACTAGGATCATATGTCATGTCATTCATTTCAAATGACATTCTAGGTAATGTTATAGCAACTGCTTTTGATAGTTCTGCTTGCTGCTCTAATTTTGCTAAGAATTTTTGCTTAGGACCATAAGTTAAAGGGACTTTAGTTTCACTAAGAGTTCCTCCATTCCTATCTTCATGTCTGATTTGAATATCATTAAACAATGTACCGAAACCGATAATTGTTTTTCTTATAATTTCATGGTAAAAATAAGTACCTAACATTATACATCTCCAAAGGGATTAGATTCACTGAAGTCTAAAAGTGCATCAGCAGCAGTTTCAAATTCTTCATTCATGTTGTATTCAGATCCTGCAGCATGATCACTTAAGTCATCATCATATGAAAGCACTTGGTATCTTGCAGACGATGCAGTACCAGTTATAAACTCTCCTGCTCTGAAATCACCAGTATTTATTGTAATTTGTAGTTCTCTAGTAACTTCGTTCCAACTTTGTACATATGCTTCAGTGCCAGAATCAGATCCGACCACTCTTTCATTTAAGTGATAAGTTCCTAATCCTACACTTAGAGGAGAACTAACTGTAACAGTTGGAATACCCTCGTATCCAGAACCTGCATTAGTTAAGAATATGCTAGAAAGAACAGATCCTTGTATTATTCCTACAGCAGTTGCTTGTACTTGACCTGTTTTAATACCTACAGTTCCTGTAGTTCCAATTCCAACATCTGATGGATGTTGTATAGTTATAATAGGTGCAGAAACATAATTAGAACCTGGTTGTGAAATTCTAATAGATCCAATACCTGTGTTAGTCAATGTAGCAGTTGCAGCAGCACCCACACCTGGCGTTCCAAATCCTATTGTAGGTGGTTCAACATATGCAAAACCAGGATTGGTAATTGCAACAAAATCTATTGCATTGAGTAGACCTTTTTGAGTTGTAATAGCAACTGCCTGACCCATAGCATCTGATACACCTGCAGGTGATGGACTTACAACAATACTTGGTGGAGTTGTATATCCAGATCCATCGTCATTTAATGTAATTTTCTGTAATGCTCCTGACGGTGCAAATGTATCTACAGCTATTTGTGCTGTAGAACCAATACCTGCAAGAACAACAGTTGTTATATTTCCTTCTTCACTCAATCTAGTATCAATTTGAGCAACATTGGTGTCAATAATTTCGTCTTGTAACTGGAAGAGTTCACATTGTAATTCATAAGTATAATTTTTACCTAACTGGAAGAAAGGCATTTCATGTTCTACATGTTTTATTTCAAATAATCTTTCTCCTAATGGGAAGAATATAAGATCTCCTTCTTTAGGTCTAGTTCCAAATAATATGTCACCATCTTGATCACCTTGTAAGTTGGTAGAGTTAAATTGAAATGGTGCTATAAAATCTTCAAACCTTTCTCTAGATATTGTTAGTGTAATTTCGTTCTGTAAATTTATACCAAACTTAGTCATTATATCACTACCTTTTGCATATCCTTCGTAGTTGTTTAGATATGCTTCCATCAAATAATTATCATTAAACTTAGATGATTGAACCTCACCTAATATATCATCAGTTGCTATTAATTTTCTAGGAATATAATATACATCTATTCCAAACATCTTCAAATGCTCGTCTACCAGAGACTGTACCAATCTCTGTTCTTCGGGTGAACCGTGTTGGAAAAAAGGTGAAACAGGCATATCAACCAATCATGTCAAGAACAGGAACTTCGTAAGTAGATAGCATGTTTGCTTCGAGTTCTCTTAACTCTAAATCACCATCTTCATAAATTTGTCTGCCATTTAACTCAGTCCCGCCAGGTAGTTTTACTCCTTGGTATTTTATGAGGTTTTGTCCCCATTGTTTTTTAGTTTTTGCAACAACATATCTTTTTAAAAATGAGTCGTTATATACTCCTATGTTATTTGCAGGATCCATAATTCTGTAACACTCTATCAATACAAAATGACTTACTGTTGCAGATGCCCAATCAATATCAAGATATAATTTATTATTTCTTTTATTAAATCTAATTTGTGTAGATGTAGTCAATAAGAAATTGATATCTTCTAGATATGTCTTGGTCATTGAATAATTTAGTAGACCGTCATAACCCATATTGAAAGCAATATCATTTAAAAACAATTGATATTTTAAATTAAACATACCATTACTAAGTCCACTACTATCAAAGTTCATGACCTTTTCTATACCTAATATTGAATCAGGAACTGTCAAGTAATTTGAGTTCTCTTCAAAATCTCCAGATGTAGTTGTTGTAGTTGTAATACCTAATGTATTAGTACCACCTCTAGCTCTACCTCTTTTAATATCATCTTCTGTTAATTTATATTTTAACAGTACTTTTTCTACACCATCAAAATGTCTCTCATAAAAATATTGTAGAGAGTCATCTAGTAAATCATCAAACTGCTCATCAGCAACATTGACCTCCAATACAGGAGCACCAAGTTGTCTAAAAACATAGTCTTGTAATGTTACTCTACTACTAGGTTTTGCCATTAGAAGAAGCCTCCATCAATTGAATTAGTCCACTGTGGAACACCTGATGCATTTGTTGTCATAACATATGCAGAAGTAGTTAGGAATCCTACAGTGCTTGCAGAACTAACTAATCTACCATCATCCTCAAAGTATGCCATACCGTTAGGACCACTATATCCTATACCAGTGCTTCCACCTTGATCAGAACGATAATATAATCCTTGTTTAAATGTTGCATATCCAACGATATGAACATTGTCTTGAATTGTAACTTGACCTACTGCAGAATCTAATACTAACTCACCACTATTAGTTGTTATCTTAGTAGTAGAACTACCTGCACCGATCAGAAGGTCAGATATTGTACTGACACCAGTTACGATCAAGTTATTTAGAGTAGATATTCCAGAGATGTTTATATTTCTACCATCTATCTCATCATATACAACATCACCAACAACATTTAAGTTACCTGCAACAAATACATCTTGGGAGAATGTTGCTATACCAGTAACAGTCATAGCACCACCAACTCTAATGTCAGATGCGACATTCAAATCGGTTATGATACCAGATTGTGATTTTAGATTTGTTATTGCAAAATCAGTTGCTAAACCTGCTGTTATTTTCGCATCAAGAATATCTGCATCAGCGAGATCTATAGCATTTGCAGTTACAACACCTGCTGTTGCTGTAATAGAAGTTCCGATTGAAACTTCTCCTTTGTAAACACCATTGTCTATGAATGATGCAATACCAAGTAACTCTGTACCAGATGCTCTGATAACTACTCTGTCTCCAATACCAGATGCAGCAGGATCTGCATACATTAGTTTTAGAGTCTTATCATCAGCAGTTAAGAAGTCACTATTACCTGCAGCAGTTTGAACGCTGAAGTAATCACTTCTTACTTGTACTCTACCATAAGTCGCATTACCATTAGCATGTTGTAATATTGTATTGCCTCTGTTATT